GTCATACTCGTTTGTTTCATAAATTGTATTTACTTTTCTCATTTTTATTGATTTTTAATTAAACTTTTGTTTACCATATAAGTAAATATTTCTGCTAGGGCAGGACTTGAGGAGTCTATTATATGTTTTGCCATTATTTTTTTACTGTTGATTGAATCGCTTTTCTTTAAAAATGCTTCATAATATTGATCTAGCTTTGGATTATAATTACGATACATTGGAAAATTATTCTGTGCGTGTAAAGCAGTAGAATGATCGTACTCCTTGCCATTTGCTCTAAAGAAATCTCTTACATCATAAAGGCTAAAGCCTTCTACCTCTCTTAATATATACACTAATAATGCTCTTGTTTCTACTGTTTCTCTTTTTCTGTTGTTAGCAAAAACATCTATACCACTAATTAACTTAAGCAACCTTGCTGCCTGTTGTGCATATAATGTGTCTGTTTCTCTTTTAACTATAGTTTTTCCCATAATACATATTCGTTTATATCTTTATCTTTATTTTCTAAATATTCATTTATCGCTCTCTCACATTTTTTTTCTCCATTAAGATAAAATTCTTCTGATACCTCGCAAATCTTTGGTGCTAAAGAATCTTTGTCAATTGCTATAAATATAAAATCTTTATAACTGACATTAAATAAATTACAATAAATAAAGCATTGTAAATCATACGAGAAATTATATGCTGAGTGCTTAAAATTTTTAATGTTTGTTGTTGTTTTGAGATCTATGATCTGTCCTGTCTTTGTAATTATATCTGCCTTACCTCTAAAGGGCATACCCATAACTGTACCTGCTATAGGCACTTCTGTTTGCGCTTTATTAAGATACTTGACTAGTTTGCTATTTTTTAAAAACGCATCTGCTAATCTTTCTGCTGATTGTTTCTCTTGTGCTGAGAATACTTTTACATCCGGATTACCTTCAAACTCTTTTAATGCTTCTTTAAATGCTACTGAGTTTTTAGACTTTACGCTTGTAAAATGTTGTCTTTCGTAAACATCAGGTTCTAATATAGCTGTATGGAATAACCACCCATCTCTAAGAGGCTGTGTTTCTTTTTGACCATATTTTTGCACATAATAAAACTTCTTATAGGAATCTAAAAGCAATTTAGCTGAACTGCTACTGAGCATATTTTTACCACATAACTTGTAGTAAAACTCATCGTTATCCATATTATTTATAAGTTCTTGTTTATCCCAAACAGATCCATCTAATAACTCAATAGTTTCAACGTCTTTCATCCCAATCATCTTTTATAATTATTTTACTTTCTACTAAGCTGTCGTAATCCTGATAAGCTGTCATTAAAGAATGCCTAAGATCTTGTATCTCATCCCATCTTGATCCGTGAGGATTATCTTCCCAAGTAAATGTCAATATCTGTACTGCTTTTTTATTTTTATATATTCTAATTTCATACTCTCCACTACAATCTAATTTCCATTGCGTTTTTTTCTCTCGCTTATCACTTTCTTCTAACTTAGTAATAAGTTCTGCTTTTGTGCATTTCTCTAATATATTATAATAGTCATCGTGAAAATGCCTTAAATTTTTTTTGCTCATAATTTTTTGTTTATCTGTTCTAATTCTTCTTCAACTCTCCTTGCTCTTTCAATTGCTCTCAATTTATCTTCTCTGTATTCTGATATACTTAAATGATACAATTCCTTTTCGTACATTAATTTATTTGCTATTAAACTAACTCTTGTAACAGCTTTTTTCAGTAACTGCAAATCTTCATTATCAGGTCTTGCAGAGTACCATTTTTTGGTAATTTCCTGAAGTATTAAAAGGTTAGTATTAAGATCAACATCAAGGAGTGCGTTGAATTTTTTGTCTTTGTTATACTTTCTAATATCCATAGCATAAAGATATTAAAAATATTTGATAACTACAATTCGTTTAACGTAATTTCTGCTGCATCATTCTCTTGCAACAAATAACAAGGCTTCATCATTTTTTTCTTTGTCCATAAAGTAGTATCCGGACACCACATATCAACTGGCTCAGGCATAGTCATATTATTTAACCAATATAAATAATTGCCTTTAGGATCATTAATAAAATATAGCTTAACTAAATCGTGTGGCATATCCATCAATTGATCGTATTTGTATTTCTCTAAAAGTTTATCTTCATAGTATTTGTTTCTAAACTTCATTTCAATGACACATTCGTATCCTTTCGGAGTTCTACCTACTGCATCATAATGCTCAAATCCACCACCACACCACTCAAGTTCCCATCCACTAAAAGTGTTGTAGAAGGTAATAACTGCTTTTTCTAATCTGTGTACACAATTAATATCCACTATTGTCCGTTATTATAGATAACATTAAGATGCTCTATCCAAGTGTTATAAGTTTTTGGACTACAAGTGCAAGGTAAATAATATGAATGCTTATAGTATATTGAATGCAATCTAGCAAGTAACTCTTGCTCTTCTTTAGTAAGAGTGTCACTATCTGCTTGTATAAACTCTGTCCACTTTTTATAATGAAGCTCACTCATTTTTGTCACATTAGCCATTACGTTTGATTTTTAGGTTATTTAATTTTTCTCTTCTTTCGTTACATCCACAGCTCTCATACCCTAATATGTCGAACCATATTTTATTGTGCAGCCATTTTATTCCTGTAACTTTAAATATCTTTTCTACCAAATCTCCTAATTTCATTGTCAAAAATTTTATTATGTAAATACTTTTTTACCCTAGTATAAGTGTTATAAATTGAGTAATAACTAATTTTAGTTTTATCAGATAAACTTTTTATACTTTCTCCTGACTGAATATGATTATAAATTTTTTTATCATACCAATGCAGGTTGTCTAATTCCTCATTTATTTGTTTGCTGTATTTTTCTATATCATCAAATTCACTATACTCACAAACATTTATTGCTTTAAAATATTTTTTTATTTCACGATCAGACAGTTCCATATCGTCAAGCGAAACTAAAGTAACTTTTTGTTGCTTTCTCGTAAGATCAATAAACATAGACCTTAATGTTCTAAATATGTAAAAATGATTTATTTCAGTTTCATTATACATAAAATTACCACCTTTAATCGTTAATCTATGGATCTTGATATACATCTCCTGAACAATATCTTCAGCAGTAGTTTCATTACATCCAAAACTTTTAACGATCCTTAACCAATCATCGTGTTTCTTCGCTAATAAGTTTAATATGCTGTTCATAATTGAAACCAAGTAATGTGAAAACCAAAGAAAAATAACATAACAGTAATCTGTTCGTAATATTCATCTGTAGACACAGGATCAAGATCCGGCTCTAAGTTTGGATTATAGTATAAAATACCTAAACCTAAACCATAAACAGGTATAATCTGAATAGTAAAAACTGTATTATTTATGTTAAATTGTATCAAAAAGGTAAGTTTGTTTGCACTCTCTTAGGTAAATCTAATAAATTTTTGCCATTTATTTCAAATCCTACGTTATTTTTTACAGATTTCATAATAATAGGAGCATCAATTGCAGTAGGTCTACCCCCTGTATCCACATCTTTAACCTTCCTAACGTGGATCATTGAGTTCATCCATTCCGTTGGGTGTTGTATATATCTGTGGATCACTATAAAATCATCTGCTCTGTTCACAAATTTACCTCCACCCTCTACATCACTAGCCATTGGGGGGATTGGATGCCCTGCATACTCGTGCCTATCTGAGTGCCTTTTTCTTAAAGCATCTGTATTTGCGTGAGTGTTTAACCATATGCTAACTTCGTTTTTCTTACAAAATACCCTCATCTCACTAGTAGCAAAATAATCATATTCGTGACCATTATGTGTTTTACTTAACTCTTTGTCTTTGATTAACGAATTATATGGATCTATAAACAATCCTTGATAATCCCAAGCCTTTTTTATTTCTCCTGCTAAATTTAGTATCTGTTTATACGAATACAACTCCGTAGGATCAATAAATTTAAAATGACTATTTACAAATTCTGCACGATCTTTAAAATGAGCTTCTTCTATATTGTTAATTATAGATCCTTCTAAAAACTCTATTAACTTTTTTATTAAGGTATAAGGTTCATTCTCACTACTAAAAACTAACCATCTTAGATTATGTTTTACTGAGTACATTAACATTAGATACAAAATTACAGTAGTCTTACCTGTATTTGCGTGACCTAATATTACATTAAAATTTGATTTCTTAAATCTAAGGTGTTCATCAATATTTGATATATCTAACCTTAGTCCTTCTTTTATTTTACCACTTCTAACATCTTCTATTTTGCGTAAGTGATCGTCAAAGTTTATTATCATTTTACTTGTTTTACATAAAGATATAAAAAAAAGGGAAAGCAGTTATCCACCTTCCCTAATTTCGCATTAAACTAATCAAAAACTAAAAAGGAACACTATCCCTGTCAGGACTGTGTTGTGCTGAAGTTACTTGTTCTTTTTGTGCGTGATATAAATTCCAAGAAGGATAAATTTTCTGTCCATCTTTAGAAGTACAAATGTCCATATCTAAAAATCCATTTTCATTTGCGTACTTTTTCATTGACTGGAGTTCTGCAATAGCATCATCAATCTTAACTCCTACTGTTGCTACTTTCCAATCTACGTTGCCTTTCTTTGTGTAAAAGCCTTTTGCTAGTTTTGTGTTTTCCATTATAAGTTATTTAAGTAATTAGTCATCCATTCAAAATCTTCAATTGTATTCTTATGTACCTCATCCCTATAGTCTGATCCAAATATATCCATATTAGCTTTATAGCAAACTTGAAACATAATACTGTCATTTGTACTAAACCCTGAATTTGATCTTGGAGTATTAGTATTTGGCTTCGGTGTAAAGTTATTAATTGGCTTTGCTCCTTTAGCTGTTTTATATTGTTCGTTTGATACTTCAAATTGTATCTCAGATCCTACCGGATATTTCCATTGACCTTTTGCTTTAAATTTATACTCTGTGCCATCTGCAAATCCAATAGTGTAATTATCCAATACCACCTGTTCTCCTGTTTGGTTATCTATAAAAGGAGATCCTTTGCCTTTTGGTGTTATAAAAGTAATTTTACCTGTTTTCATAATTTAATTCTTGATTTTTAATTTCTAATTTTGCTTCTAATTCTTCAACCTTATTTCTTAAGGTATCTACCTCAGCTTTCAATACACGAATTACATCTTCATTAAATGTCATTTGTAGTCATTTTATGGTTTTCTCTTCTATCTATCTCGTCTTGTGCTGCTTTTCTTGTTGATTCTAATAAATCAGGATTAATTGCTAACTCTATTAGATCATTGTCGCTTAAAAATTCTACTAATGCTAAACTCATAATTTTTATTGTTTGCATAAAGATATGAAAAATTTTTGATAAAAAAAAGGGATGCTTGAGAAAACACCCCCTTTTCATAAAAACAAGTAAAACAAAATTATGTTTATCAAATATATAACTTTTCTAGTTCTTTTACTATCTTTTTGTAATATTCTGCCATACCATTTAATTCTATATTAGAATACTTTACAGTTTGTTTACTTAGTATATACAATTCCTCACTAAGATCCTCTCCTAAGTTTTGTGCAAACTTATATTGCTCCCCATTTCTGTACATATTACAGTATTTACATTGGGGTTTTACGTTTCTTTCATCCCATCTTGTAGAATAATGCTTTCTGCTCATAAAATGCCCTGCATCTACACCTTCATTCCACTTAGATTTTTTACCACAAGTAAAACATTCGCAATAACCATTTTTATCTGCATCTTTAAGTCTAATATACTTACTAAATACAGTATCCAATTTTGTTACTACACTCGATCGTTTTAATTTTTTAGGCATAAAATTTTGTTATGTAAAAAAAAGCATTTTATTATACTATAGTAATACATAATACTATAGTAATATATACTAATATAGTATTACTGATCCATATAATAGATCAGATCTTTACCTAAATTTTCATCAATAGACTTGATCTGCTTATAAATATACTTACTATCAGACTTGACCTTAGTTTTTTCTGATTTCCTGCTATCAGTTCCTAAATTAGTGTATTGTATTGCATCTAGCTGTAGCAAATCATCTGTTCTTTCTTTTACTGTTCTTTGATAATCTTTAGCTATTTTTTCAGCAAGTAATCTTATGGTCATTTCGTCTGACATTGTTGTAAGTTTTTAAAAATTAATAAAGTAAATATAGGGAATTTATTATCGTCCCTGTCCTCGATATTTTTTTTTGTAGTTTTTACTACTTTTCAGGGAACTGCTTTTCGACTTTGCGTGAATGCCTTTTCTCTTAATGCTTTTCTTAACGTAATTTGCTACTTGTATCTTAGCCATTACCGATGCTTATTATTACCAAATACTTTTTCAACACCTCTTGAGCCAAAATAACCCCCTATAACGATAGATAATAATCCTGTGATACTATCTAATGGATAACCTAAATACCATCCAATAACGTAGCTTACAGTAAGGAATACAAGTGTCAATGGTCTAACATTAGAAGCTAACCAAGATCCTGATCTAGCATCTGCTACCCATCTACGAGTTGT